TCTGTGATCAAGATTAACACCAAAGTTCATAAGCCTTTTGATCCTCTGATGGAATGGCTTGATTATAGTCTGACTGAGAGAGTCTACACTAAATACGTAGGGGATTAATACATGGCTATTTCTGCTGCTTCGGCTCTCCTTTCGACTGTTACTACTGCTGTGACTGGTGGTACTCTGCTTGGTGGCTTTCTCATTGGTCAAACTGTCGGGACTATGGTAACGCACTTCCTTGTTACCACTGCTATGGGGGCTGTTATGAATGCCCTTACCCCCAAGCCTTCTACTGGTCCCTCTGGTTATAATATTACCACGACTAATTCTACTGCACCTCATCAGATCATCTATGGTAAGTCTAAATGTGCTGGGGTTCGTGTGTTTGATACTACCACAGGAAGCAGTAATAAATTCCTTCATAGAGTACTGGCCTTCGCTGGCCATGAGGTAGATTCTTTTGAAGAAATCTATTTTAATGACGAACTGGTCACTCTTGATGGGTCAGGAAATGTAACCTCTCCCTCTAGATATGATGGTAAAGCTACGGTTAAGGTACATCTTGGTGCCCCAGACCAAGTAGCAGATGCAGATCTTGTAAGTGAGGTTGAGAAGTGGACTAATAACCACAAGCTTAGTGGTATTGCTTATCTCTATGTCAAGCTTGAGTTTAATAAAGATGCCTATCCTAATGGTGTTCCAGAGATTACTGCTGTGATCAAGGGTAAAAAGGTTTATGACCCCAGAGATAGTGGTCAAGACGCCAGTGATTCTACAACTTGGTTGTGGTCTGCCAATTCAGCCCTTTGCATTAGAGACTATCTTACCAATTCACAGTTTGGCTTGGGGGAGAGTTCGGATAGTATTGATGATACCCTGTTCTCTACTGCTGCGAATGTTTGTGACTACTACAACTACCCTACACTGACTGGGGATGCTAGGTATGAAGCCAATGGTATTTTCTTGGCAAACACTGAACCTTACCAACTACTGAACCAAATCTTGAGTTCTATGGGCGGTCTCCTGTGGTATGCTCAGGGTAAGTGGCGCTGTAAACCTGCTTACTGGACTGCACCAGTTCTTTCTTTTACAGAGGATGATCTTCGTAGTTCTATCAGTGTTTCTACCAGACACTCTCGCAGAGATAACTTCAACACAGTGAACGGTATTTGGAGGGGGGCAGATTCCAACTGGGAGTTCACTGATTTTCCTCCTGTAGTAAATACTGCTTTCATTGCTGCGGATAATGGACAAGAACTGTCCACAGATTTGACGCTTCCTTTTACCTCTGATGTAGATATGGGAAGACGTATCGCTAACATCTATCTAGAGAGAAATCGCCAGCAACTTACTGTTATGGCTTCTTTCGGTATGAGAGCCTTCAAGGTACAAGTTGGTGATAACATCAATCTTACAGTGTCTAGGTTTGGTTGGGTAGCCAAAGAGTTTGAGGTTGTTTCTTGGACTTTTGGTTTGGTAGGAGAGAGTGACCTACAGGTACACATGACTTTGAGAGAAATCTCTGAGAGTGTCTTTGATGACATCCAAGATGGGGTAGTCTACGAGAGGGACAACACAACTCTCCCTAGCCCCTTCTTTGTCACACCTGTTGGTATCGCAGTATCGTCTACAGCACAAATCTCTAACCAGAAGATTACTAATATTGCTGTAGTTACAGTCTCTGCTGGGGATGATGTTTATATTGATAGGGTAGAGGTTGAATACAAGCTTTCTAGTTCTTCTGTCTGGAAGGCTGGTATTAATGGGCCTTTGGGAGCCTTTGAGATTGTAGATCTTGAAGTTGCTGACTATGACTTTAGGGCGAGGGCTGTCAATACTTTTGGGGTTCGTGGTGATTGGGACACTATCACTGATGTGGAAATTAACCCCTTTAGTGGACCCCCTTCTGATGTTACAGACTTTGAGTATCAACTTTCTGGTGGCACTATTTTCTTTCAGTGGGATCCTGTTGTAGACCCAGACCTTTCTCATTATGAGTTGAGATATAGCAGCGCACTTTCTGGGGCAACTTGGGACACCTCTAGTACAGTTATCCAAAAGATTGCTAGACCCGGAACAGCAGCAAGTCTTCCCGCCAGATCAGGTACCTTTCTTATCAAGTCTTACGATAAAGAGGGTTTGTATAGTACTAATGCTACTTCTGTCACAATCCAGCCCTCGGAACTTCCCGCTTTGGGAACTACAGATACTGTGACTGAAGACCCCTCCTTCAGTGGTTCCAAGACTAACGTCACGTATGTCTCTAACTCTATTGAGATTACAAACACTGGCGCAGATGGTATCTATAACTTTAATACTTATATTGATACGGGCACGACAAGAAGTGCTAGGGCAACTGGTTTCACTACTTTTGAACGTAGGTACATTAGTGGTGGTAGCCCCCTCTGGGATTACATCCCCCAAAACTGGGATACTTGGTCGGGTAACTTTGATAATTGGTCTGATGAAGACGCACCCTTTGGTGATACTAGGGTGGTTATCCAAGTCTCTGCTACACCAGATGATCCTGCTGGTTCCCCGACTTGGGGGTCTTGGTTTGAAGCTAACGGTAGTTCTCTAATAGGCAGGGCTTTCCGCTTCCGAGCTATCTTGGAGAGTACAAGTCAATACATCTCACCCGGCGTCCTGACACTCAGTGCAGACGTAGAATACTAAGAGGAAAACATGAGTCAACACGATTTCGATATTGCCAATCAAACTTCGGGTTCTGCACGGACCGATATTAATAATGCTTTGAAGGCTTTGGCATCTTGCTCAAGTGGGGCAACTGCCCCTTCGACTACTTATGCCAATATGCTTTGGTATGATACTGCTAACGATCTTCTCAAGATGAGGAACGAAGCTGATAGTGCTTGGATTACAATCAGTAAGATTGACCAAACCACTGGTGCTTTTCCTTACATTGGAACTACACAGATCACTGCTTTTCTTGATGAAGACAATTTCGCTTCTAATAGTGCAACGGCTGTGGCAACTCAACAAAGTATCAAAGCTTATGTAGATTGGATTGGCGGGACTGGTTACACCAACTCCGGGACTGGTTTTGCTTATATCCCTTTCCGAAATGGTATTATAATTCGAGTAGGTAAGTTTGATAGCACTAGTGATGATAACCAAGAGGTTACTTTTCTTGCACCCTTCCCCAATGGGTGTTTGGCTGTGTTGAATGGTGGAACAGCCACTAATGACACTGACTGGACTCCGTGGACTGCCAACAACATCACAGCGGCAAGTTTTTACGCCAATCGGTCGGATGCCGTTAGTGGTACTAAACCCGGCCAGATCTACGTAGCTATTGGGTATTGAGGAGATAACTATGAGTTATCAACTTGGAAATAAATCTCGTCGTAGGCTCTACGGTGTCCATCCTGACCTCATTGCTGTTGTAGAACGTGCTATCCAAATCACTGAACAAGACTTTACTGTAGTTGAGGGTCTTAGGGATATGGAACGCCAACAGTATCTTGTGTCTATTGGTCGTAGTAAAACCCTTAATTCCAGACACTTGACTGGCCATGCTGTTGACCTTTGCCCTTATCCTATTGACTGGGAAGACCACAAGAAGTTCACAAAGATTTCTGAGGCAATGAAAGAAGCTGCTGAGGAACTTGATATTACTATTGAGTGGGGTGGAGACTGGAAAGGCGGGTGGGATAAACCTCACTACCAACTTCCTCATAAACTGTATCCCAAATGAAAAAGACCTACAAAAGAGAAGTAGCTATCTTCCTTCTTCTGTGGTTTATCTATGTTGTAGAGGTTAAGGATGTTACTATCGTTGAAATCCTGGTTTGGCCAGTATTCTCTATTGTTGCTGCTGCTTTTGGTTTTGATCAGTATGCCAAGTTGCAGCAAGCTAGGGGGACTAAGCTTCCTGACGGGAGGGGGGCCGAACGTAGCAGCGAACACCCAGATTGGGAAGACAAATAACCAAACCATTGGTACTACAACTAATGTGGCCCCCACAGCAACTATTAGACCTAATGCTAGAGTTGATAACATTGATCAGAGGACTACAACTACGAAAGTGTCTACAGACAGTGTAGAGAAGGTAGTAGTAAATGAAGTCCCTATGTGGGTCATCTTGCTCCTGATTCTAGGGTGGCTACTCCCCTCCCCCGGTGAAATTGGAAGAAATCTCGTCGCCATATTCAGACGAAAATAACATTAAGACAAACTAAAGCCCCCGGTCCTAAGTGGATACGGGGGCTTCTTTCTTTTGTAGTATTATGGTGTTAAGTTGACAGGGGCCACTCAGCGCATTGGTAGTCTTTAACATACCAACCCTGTTGTTCAACAATAATGATACCATCTGCTAGTGACATCATACATTGGTCTTCCGTTGGGAATAGTTGAGGATGATAGAAAACAGCACACTGAGTAGGGTCAAGACCTTCTGTGTAAAAGGTACAAGCTAGGATTAGTGGGGTAAACATTAGGTTTCCTTTTCTATAAGTTCTGTAAGTTTAGCAAGATACCACTGGGCCTTTCTAAGGTCTTCTGCCCCATTCTTGTAACGCCACCTGTGTAGGTATTTAGCGACATTACCCCTATAGTATCCGATTAGTTCTTCCCTTGACAGGAAGTCTTCAATGTACTCAATACATTCAATCTTACCTTTACCGTAGTGAGCAGGATGATTTACATTATCGGGAAGCATTTCCACACTTTCTTTGTTGGCATCCCCTGAGAGATTCGAACTCCCGACCTAGTGATTAGAAGTCACTTGCTCTATCCACTGAGCTAAGAGGATTGAAATTAGCTGCGCGTTGGACTGTCGCGCCCCAGCCGCCCCTTATTTTGGTGCTGGTAGTAGGAGTCGAACCCACAACCTACTGAGTACAAATCAGTTGCTCTTCCAATTGAGCTATACCAGCCGCTATGGTTTACTCGTTAGTAATATCTTATTTCCTACCTTTGATTTTTCTGAGGGTACTGACCAGCCCCTCTGCCAGATCCACAAGCATTACTAAACTAGCAAGGAGAGTAACTCCCCCAACGATGTTCATCGTAGTATTGGCCTCACTGATCCACCAAGGTAAAAGGAAGCCAAACATCCATGCCCCAAATGCGAGGATCACAAATGCTTGTAGTGCAGCTTTGTACCATAGCTTTTTCATAGTCCTTCCTTAACAAAGACTGAGACCCACATACGAGTCATATCAGAACGGATAATATCGTCTACACCAAACTCGATGACAGGGACAGGTAGCATATGCTTCTTGACCAGATGCACGATCTTGGATAGCCCATCCGCTTCCTTCAAATCCGATTGCATGATGTCTCCGTTCAAGACTAACTTAGTGTTCTCCCCAACCCGTGTCAAGAGCATCTTCAACTCATGGAAGGTGATGTTCTGTGTCTCGTCACAGATGATGAAGGCGTTGTTGAAAGACCTCCCCCGCATGAGGGCTAGTGGGGCAATCTCAATGTTACCATTCTTGATACCAGTCTCTACTACACCTTTACCCAAATGCTCTTCTAGTACATCAATGACAGGCAAGGCCCAAGGCTTGGTCTTTTCTTCAAGATCCCCTTTGAGATAGCCAAGGTCTCTTCCTACAGGAATATGTGGCCTAGTGATAACTATCTTATCCACTTGCTTAGTATGGTAGAGATTAGCGGCGTAAGAAGATACCACGTAAGTTTTTCCTGTGCCAGAGGGGCCAAATACCACTACTTGGCTAGAGGAATCTAGTGCATCTATGTAGTCCTTCTGCCTCCCGGTCTTGGGGACAAGACAAATACTGGTTTTGTATTCATCAAACTTGGTCTTAACTCTTCTGCTGGTCTTCTTAGGTACTTGCTGCATTACCCTTGCCCACGATAAGCTTTATAAGAACGCTTCCTGGATTTGTTCATGGAACTTGTTTTTACCCTATGCTTACGATTAGTTTGGGAAGTATTTTTAGGTTTTCCCTCGGGCTTCCAAACAGAACCCATTTTTACTTTAGACATAGCCTCTCCTTGAAGAGCCTTTTAAGGTCATGCTCAGGACCGGGGGTTAGGTCAGATCAACAATTTCGCAAACTTCACCAGTACAAGCAAAAGTCTGGCTAGATTTTGTGTTGTCTTCTTTCTCGTAATCACTCAGCCTTGTCCAGTCAATCTTCTCTGGCATAAGACTCAGCAGTTCTTGATACTCACCTTGGGTGATTTCTTCGTAAGGAGCCTGTTGGTAAGTGTGTTCATTGTAGGGCAGGAAAGAAACACCAGACATTTCATCGAAGTGTTCATACACAAAAGACCCTACTTTGAACCACTCCTCCTTTTTGACGTTGATAGTGACAGAGGGTTTGTGTTCACACCAATGGCGTTGGTAGATGAGCCACATTTCAAGCTGGTCAATAGCAGACAAATCGGAAGTTACTACAGCACCATCAGGAGCCTTCTGAGGGAAGGAAAACACAACAGTCGAAGAGGGCTTCATCACACAGGGTTCACAGGGAATACCTTGCTCCTTCATAAACTGGGTCAGAGGATCTTTAATATCACCCCTTACTCGTCGGATGTAAAAAGGTGAGTGACGAGCATGAATCCCAGATGCACTGTCCACAAGTTGAGAAACTGTACCAGAGGGTTTGACGCAGGTAATAGCAGTGCTGCGAGGGATACCAAGGCGATCAGCCCACTTGCTATTAGTATCAACAGCAATTCCTTTAAGATGCTCAAGGGTTTTTTCCAATCCTTTGTTTTTTAGGGTGAGTAGGGGGTTGTCCATTATCCCTGTGAGTGACACACCAAGCAGACGCTCTTCCTCGGTATTACGCTGCCACACCTTTCGCAAGTAAGGGAAGTGTGTGTAGGCGGATTGGATAGTTCCCAAGATTGTAGCGTATTTAACTTTTTTCTCAAGATCTTCCAGAGTGTCACCAGCACGAACCACAACTTCCGTAAGGTTACAGAATTGGTAAGGACGGAGGATAATCTCGCTGCACGGGTTGGTTCCGTAGGGCCATTCTGTTTCTCGTCTTCCATTCTTACCTGCTTGTTTGACAGAGGCTTGCCGGTTGAAGATACCACGTTCACCAGAACCACTCTCCACCAGTGCCATCCACTCACGCATGAACGATACAGCGTCAGGCTTCTCAGTGTATGCTACAGAGTTATTAGCCAAAGCACGTTGGGGTTCATTTTCCCACCAAGCCCCAGACTTAGCATGACGCAGACGATCATCGGAGAGATTACTAAGACTAATCATTGCAGAGCGACGTACTCCCCCTACAACAACAACCTCACCAATCTTACACATGATGTCGTGGCACTCCAAAGAGGAAAGCTTACGACCCTTTGCACCAGCAAACTTAGAAGTGACAAAGTTGAAGAGTTCTACAAGAGGGGCAGGGCCAGAGGCACGACCACCAAAAGTTTTCAGTTTAGCGCCAGCAGGGCGAACCTTAGAGACATCCCACTGAGGGATTTCCCCACTATACAAAAGGGCGATAACCTGACGAAGAGCCTTAGCCCAACCCTCTTTGCTATCCTTCACAATAACAGTGGTGTCACTCTTGAAAAGGTTTTCAGGAACCTCCGGGAGTTTGGAGACATACTGACGTTCAACAGAGAAGCCTACACCAGTTCCACAGAGAAGAATGAACATAGCCTCATCAAAAGACTTAGGATCATCTACAGGAAGATAAGAGCAGTTGTAGCCAGCAGTATTATCCCTATCCAGAGCAGGACCAGCAGTCATCATTGCTCGCATGGAGGGCATGATTTCCAAACTAAGGATAGCCTCTTCAATATCGTCCAGAACAATTTCATCCCTGACCTTGGGGACTACTACATTAGTCATATACCGAGAGACAGTCTCTTTCCAAGTCTCGCGCCGCTGGTCTTCCTCAAGCCAACGAGCATAACGAGAAGTATGGATAAAAGATTGGTAGTCCGTTGGAAGATAGTACCTCATTTTTCCATAGCCTTTTTGTAGAGTTCGTTCAGCTTGTCAACCGCTGCCTCTGCATCATCTCTCAGGATAACAGCAAAGAGCATAAAATCATACTGATCATTGTCGTACTTGACGTTGGTTTCATAAACCACATACGTCCCATCATAGGGATCTTCTTCGTAGTAAAACCTATTACTCATTTTTCTTTCTTTCTCTAGCTAGAGCCAACCGCTCTGCTGCGGCTTGTCTTGCTGACTCAGACATTTCTCTTTTCAGATAAGGGTTCTTTCCAAAACGGAAAGGGTGAAGAGCGCAATTAGTGGAAGGACAAAGCCTCACTTCGGTAGCATTGTAAGCACAGTCCAAACACTTTGCCCTGATAGCTTTAAGGGGACTCATCCAACCAAATCTCCAAGGTAGACTTTGGGGTAGGCAGGGTTCTTGATAATCTTACCAGAGGAGTTTCTTTGGACAGACCCGTCAGATTGAACACACCTACCCACGTTATTAACGTGTACCCTACGGAAAGCCTCCATCAGATCCCAACCACAAGCCTCAGCATAACCAAAGATCACATAGACCAAATCCGTGAGTTCTTTAAGTTCTTCTGCGCGATCGGAGTGAATATTAGCGGAACACCACTCTTCAAACTCTTCCTTGATCAAACCTGCATACAGTGCTTTGGTGGGAACCTGAGAAGTCACCTCAATAAACTCTTTGACCATATGAGCCGGTGTCATTTTAGTAAGGCGACTCTCTTTGTAAGAAGGGTACCAGCAATGTTCCCGCATGATCCCATCATCATCCATATCTTTGATGTCGTGTTCGTTGATCATCAGTAAGTCCTCGTATTGATCATTTCATCGAAGTAGGATGTCAGGTCCAGAAGGCCACAGTTGTGTAGATGTAGGGCTACATCTAGGTGTGTCAAGTCTGCGTCCAACATTAGTTGCTCAAGCCCCACTAGATCTACGACTTCATCAAGAAGTTCTTCCTCAGTCTTTACCTGCATAAGCTTCCTCCAAACGCTTCATAGAAACAAACTCTGGATCGTAGTGTCCATGACGAATGTCTCTTTTGATCACGACCCCTTTCCACCACTCTTTGTTGGCTTGACCAGCCCAGTGTTCGTCCTCTCCCTTGAAGCACCCCGCGACAAGGCCAATAGCCGGATAAGGGTGGGCATCGTCCCTAAAACATATGTCCCGCTTATGACTATGCCCAACGGTGGTAGAGCGGAACCGCTTTTTGAGAAGGCCAGAAGCATGATGTTCGCCATACATAGCAGAACCAGAGTTCCCACTTGCAATGAAATGAGCATAGCTGATACCATCAAGATCAAAGACGGAGGGGGCGGAATTAGTGTATTCGTGGTATTCGTCATACCAGTAGTTCGTTTGTAGATTTGCAAACGAGATTCCGTATTTTGTTCCTGAGATTCTTGGGTCATACTCAAGAGCCTTCTTGATCCTGTGTTCGTGATTACCTTCTAGTCCGACAAAGTAAGGGCGTTTAACTTTCATCTTCCTGATTTTGTGTCGGATCATGTCTCTGGCTTCTTGCCCGTGGTTAATATCTGCTTCATAGTTTTGAGACACCAAAACACTGGGTTTCCTGTCGTCGTAACTACAAAGAGATTGCAGATCGTCAAAGTCCCCAAGGTCGATTACGTAGTCTGGTCTTACATCGTAGATAAGATTCCCAAGCCAAAGAAACCTTTCATTACTAATCTCTGGTCGGACGTGTCCACAAGAGAAGATAATGCCAGTTCTAGGTTTAGTTTGCACCGTATTCACCATAATCCTCCCCACCCTCAGAACCCTCTTCTACCTCAAAGATGAAAGGGTCAAACTTGCTAGTCAGGTGCAGTTTCATTTCTACCAAGTCTTCGTAGTCTTCTGCATAAAGCTCGTCTTGAAAGAAGTTACCATCTTCATCTTCTGCCTTAACAACAGCATAAGGAAAACCATACTTACCATCACGAAAGGGACCAGATACCATTTGGTGTACTTTATAGGTTTTAACAGTCATTTGTCCACTCCTTCGGGATTAGTTTATCTGCGTACAGAAAGCCATGCTTATTACACCAATCGGCATAGGATGTCTTGGAACCCTTGTTGATCTTTTGGTTCGAATTCTGAAAGACAAACCTGATGTCCAACAAAGGTTGTTGCTTTTTGATTAGCAGGTGTTTTTTCCTGTCTTCTGCCGTAAATCTTCCCTTTGTTTCTACCAAGATACCATTGGGCAAAGTGAAGTCTGGTGTGTACCGACGAGTTTCTACTACATCATAGTAGATCTTGACAGCCTCGTAACAGAATTCTACACCAGCCTCATCAAGATTACTAGCTACCTTTTCTTCTAGACCAGACCTAAACATCAAGATACCTCTTAGCTACAGG